TTCCGAATCAAGCGTGTGAACCAATGGGTAAACACGAAGTCCGCATGGCTACCAGCCGGAATCTGGGAAGGCTTAGAGCAGGAATTTGAGCTGCTACCCGACGACGAATACGTGCTCGGCTTTGACGGATCGTGGAAGAACGACTCGACCGCGCTCGTAGCGGTCATCATGCCTCGCACCGAGGATGACGTATTCCGTGCGTTCCGAGTGGCTCACTGGGAAAAAGACTTTGCTATTGACGACGACTCATGGATCGTGGACAAGGGCGAAGTATCAAAAGCAGTCATTGAATACTTTTTGGCTAACCCTAATTGCCGAGAGATTGTTTGCGACCCGACCTACTGGCAAGACGAGATGTTCCAATGGTCGGAAGCCGGCATGACCGTACTCGAATACCCAAACACCATTAGCCGAACCGTCCCAGCGACGGCCAAGCTTTACGAAGCCATCATGAACGGAAAGGTAGTTCACAATGGCGACCCTGCGCTTTCACGGCACATGGACAACTGCATCCTGAAGATTGACTCGAATCGCGGTGCTCGAATCACGAAGGATTACAGAAACCCCAAGCTGAAAATCGACTTGGCGATTGCCTTACTTATGGCTTACGACCGAGCGAGTAGTAAACTTGAACCAGAGATTACGCCGCAATTTTTTATTTAGGAATTTATGAGCGACTTTATACAAATCGGCGGAGCGGTACTGATCACCATAGGTGCAGGACTAATCTACGTTCCGGCAGGTCTAATCGTTGGCGGAATCTTCGCAATTTTGATAGGACTTAGTTTGGAGCGCCGATAATGTTTGACCGTCTATTCCAGCAGAGAGCCATTAGCTACCAGACTATTTTCGAGTCCGGTGATGACATTGTCTTTGGCAACTACTCTGGAACTTACATAAACAGCGACACCGTGTTCCAAGTGAACGCGGTCTTTTCAGCAATCTCACTCATCGCTGACACGATCAGCACCTTGCCACTAGACGCCTACGTTCGTAGAGACGGCGCTCGCTTTCCGTTCCGACCTCGGCCTGAATGGGTATCTCAGCCCGACGTAAACATCCCTAGAGAGGCGTTCTACAACCAAGTAATCGTTTCACTCTTGCTCGAGGGCAACTGCTTCATTCGCTGCTTTAGCAATACACGCGGGGAGGTCGTGAACCTTACAGTCCTCAATCCAAACACCGTCACCATCTCACGCAACGGACTCGGCAGCCTAGTCTTTACCGTCGAGGGCGAGGACAGGCCACTAAGCAGCGACGACATCATCTACATTCCAGACGTAATGAAGCCTGGCGAAATCCGAGGCATCTCACGAATCAAAGCAATGGGCGAGACGTTTGGTTTGGCACTTGCAATGGAGCGTTACGCTTCGACGTTCTTTGGGCAGGGCACAAACCTAAACGGCGTGATCGAGTACCCAGGCAACCTAAACAAAGAGCAAGCCGACCAGCTAGCCGCAAGCTTCGACAACCGTCACCGAGGATGGAAAAAGGGACACCGCACCGGCGTTCTTTCAGGCGGCGCAAAGTTTGTTTCGACTCAGACCGACCCAGAGAAGTCGATGCTCGTCGAATCGCGCAACCAGTCAATCGCTGACGTGGCTAGAGCATTCAACGTACCTCCGCACCTGCTAGGACTACCAGGCACGACAAGTTACGCGTCGGTGGAGCAGGTTATGCTCGGCTGGATTGCACACGGCCTCCGTCCAATCGTCGGAAAGATTGAGGGCGCACTCAGCCCGCTAATGCGTCGTTCACCTGGCGGAGCCGGAGCGTTTATCAAGTTCAACCTAGACGGACTTGCTAGAGCAGACCTCCAGAGCAGAACTTCTAGCTACTCGACAATGCTTCAGTCCGGCGCAATGAGCATCAACGAAGTTCGTAGCTACGAGGACATGAGGCCGATTGACGACCCAGCCGCTTCACAGCCACGCGTTCCTTTGGCGAACGTAAACCTAGATGCTGCCGATCTAAAGGCAATGCGCGAGCGCGTGACAATGGTTCGCGACCTAGTAATGGTTGGATTCTCGCCTGCCGAGGCTTTGGCAGCGATGGGCGTACAAGACATCGACCACACCGGAGTCCCAAGCGTCCAGCTACAAGGCTTGCAGAACCTAAACCCAACCGATCCAGAGCAAGCGTACGAGGTCTAAATGCCAGTCACAAGTTCAGTTTTCACGCTATCTAGCGCAACCGCCATAATGATTGTGCAGCCAGACAACATGCCTCAGCACGTTCACCTTCACAACATGACCAAAAGCTCAAATGAGTATGTTCACGTTGGCCCCGAAAGTGTGACAATAAACAACTCGATTCACATAGACCCAGGCGAGGACTTGCAAGTAGTTCTAATGCCAAACGATTCACTTTGGGCAGTCTCCGATCCCGATGGACTAGAGGTTGGCGTTCTGGCCATAACCAAAGAGGACTAATGCCGTACTACATTTCAGACCAGAATCCCGACTGCGCAGGATGGGCAGTTGAGAAGGAAGATGGCGAAGTAATCGGCTGCCACGATACAAAGCAAAGCGCGGTCGATCAGATGGTTGCCGTTTCTATCGCTGAGGAAATGGAGCCTGGCGGAGAACGCAACGCCGAGGAAGCCGAAACAAGGCAAGTAAACCTAGAGCCACCTGCTTACTTTAGAGCTTCCGCACGTCGAGGCTTGCGATGGGTAGAGGAAGGCTATGCCGGTGACGGACTTCTGCCTAAGACTATTCGCGAGGCAAGAGCAATGGCCGAAGGAAATGTCACCGCTGACAAGTGGGTAAGGCTACGTGCATTCCTAGCTCGACACATGGTTGATTTTGACGCACCGGCCGCTAAGCAAGATTCCGACGATTACCCAAGTCCAGGTGTAGTCGCGGTTGCACTTTGGGGAGGTGGCGGAACAAGACGCTCTGCCCAGCGTGCATTAGCCTATGCTGAAGGCGTAGTTGCTAGACTGGAAGCAGAAAACGAAGGCCGCACGAAAGGCGAATCCTTGAGCAAGTTAGAAACACGCGAGTTCGAGCACGGCATCGAGCTACGCGAAGAAGGCGATTCGATGACGCTAAGCGGGTACGCAGCGTTGTTCAACTCACGTTCGGAGAACCTCGGAGGATTTACCGAGCAGATTGCGCCAGGCGCTTTCACTCGATCCCTGAAGTCACGCAACGACATCAAGCTTCTATGGAATCACGACACCGGAGCAGTTATGGGTTCGACCCGTGCTGGCACTCTGACACTTAGCGAGGACGAGCGCGGACTCAAGGTAGAGGCAAACTTGCCTAACACTACTCACGGTCGCGACGCACGCGAGCTAATCAAGCGCGGAGACGTTTCAGGATTTAGCTTTGGCTTCACCATACCAGGTCGCGGAGGTGACGAATGGAACAGCGAGGGCACGGAGCGCACTCTGAAATCAGTCAGACTGCACGAAGTTTCTTTGGTTGCATTTCCAGCCTATCCTGCGACAAACGGAACCGCGCAGGTCAGAGGTCTTGACAAGCTTGCCAAGCGAGCCGACGTGGATGCCGATGCGCTAGCGGACGCACTAATGAAGCTAGAGCAAGGCGAGGAAATCACTAGCGACGATCGTAACCTGCTAACAAAGGTGATCGACTCAGTCAGCCCAATGCCAGAAGCCGAGGAAGTCCCAGCGGACGACCCAGGTCTAGCATTGCTCGCACTAAAGAAAAAGAAACTCGAACTTCTACAGAAGGTTCTCTAATGGCAACGTTTGAACAAATCAAAGCGACAATCCTTGACGTAGCAGGAAACCCTACTAGCGGCCCTATAGCGGACATGGCCGATAGCTGGGCTGCTGCAATTGTCTCAATTGACTCACCTACCCCTTACAAGCTGGAAGCCAAAGACGGCGACGGCGACGGGATGGTTCAGGACGGCACGCCATTCGAGCGGCCTGCGAAAAAAGAAACGCGTGTAACCAAGCCAGCCGAAACGCGCTAAGCCCCCTTGTAGCGTCGCTGCCAAGCTGCGTTTCTTCCCTCCGGTTTACTCTTGGGCCGGAGGGTTTCTTTTTGCCTGCATCTCATAAGTTAGAATTGACATAACGGAAGTGAGTTAGCTCTGCCGTGTTTGTTGAGCGTTAGCGCCACATTACGAATAACTAACTAATAGGAGAAAACATTGTCTGAGTTCATCAAGACCCAGCAGGAACTCCGCGCAAACCTGTACGAGCAGATGAAGGACGTTATCGAGTCGGCTGAGGCCGAGTCACGTTCTCTCGACTCCGCAGAGCTTGAGAAGATTAGCCGCATCGAAGCCGACATGGATCGTGCTGCTGAGGCTATCTCCGTTGCTCAGCGTGCAGAGGAGCGCAAGCTTGAGGTAGCTGAGGCTGCTAAGGGCTTTGTTCCAGCAGAAGAAAAGCGTGATGACGCAGCTATTTTCCGTGCTATGGCATCGGGAGAAATGCGTTCACACACATTCAACCACGAAAAGCGCGCGCTGGTTCCAGCAACCGCTACCGTTCCAGTCGGATTTCTAGACCAGGTCTACGGATTAGCAAGGCTCGTAGGCCCAATGCTAGACATTTCCGACGTGATAACCCGCACTAGCGGCGAGTCACTTCGCATCCCTACTTACACTGCTTACTCGACTGCAACCCAGTACGCAGCAGGTTCCGCAATTGCAGAGTCAAATCCAACTTTTGATAGCATCTTGCTTTCGCCAAAAAAGGTGGGCTTTACCGTTCAAATTGCGAACGAACTACTCAGCGATGCCGGATTTGACATTGAGTCCGTAATCGCAGAGCAGGCTGGTAACGCCATCGGCTTTAAGATCAACGATCTTGCGACCGTTGGCACCGGCTCGACCGAGGTTCAGGGAATCGTAGGCGCAGCAGGTTCCGGTGTAACCGGTGGCACAACCACCTTCACCGCTGACCAACTGATCGACCTTCAGTTCTCACTCGACGGAGCAGCTCGTCGTCTACCTGGCGTTGGCTACATGGCTAACACTCAGACCGTAGGCGTTATGAGGAAGCTCAAGGACGACAACAACCAGTACCTCTACACGGTAAACGTTTCTGCGCCAGACAACTTTGCAGGATTCCCAATCTTTGAGAACCCAGCAATGGCTGACGTAGGCACTGGTGCCAAGTCCGTACTATTCGGTCACTTCCCAAGCTACAAGATCGTAACCACCGGTCTTGAGGTTGCAACTTCGTCCGACGCTTACTTTGCGAACGACGTAACGGCTTACCGTTTCACTTACCGCTTCGACGGTAACTTGACTCACGCAAGCCACGTGAAGTACCTGGTACACGCTTAGTCGTTACCACAAAAGCCGGCTGGCTCTCCGTTGTAGGTTGCGGAGGGCCAGTCTTTTTTTGCTAGGGTAAAGACATGGCAACCTACAAATTCAAGGGCGCAGTCTCACTTGCGTCAAACTCAATCGGCTCATCTACCGGCTACGGCGTGCAGGGAAAGTACCTAGCGGAGAAACTTCTGAAGCACGGCGTAAAGGTCGCGAACCTATCTAACTACGGCCTCGAAGGTCGAGTAGACACAATCCGCACAAAGCACGGCGACGTAAAGCATTACCCTCGCGGTCAAGTTCTTTACAGCGAAGATGTCATGCAGCTTTGGCATAAGGACTTTACTAAGGCGTTTCCCGAACTCAAGTCCTATCTATTCACGCTCTACGACGTATGGGTTTACAACAACCTAAAGTTCGATGGGGAAATTATTAGCTGGGTTCCGCTCGATCACATCACGCTGCCACCGCTAGTTGCTAAGTTTCTACTTCGCGACCAGGTAACGCCTATCGCTATGAGTCCTCACGGCAAGCGTCAGCTAGATGAAGCCGGCATCGACTCGACCTACATTCCTCACGCCGTTGATACCAAAGTATTCAAACCAACCGATACTTATGAAGGAATGCCGACTCGCGAGTATCTACAAGTGCCCGAGGATGCCTTCCTAGTCTCCATTGTGCAAGCCAACAAAGCCAACGGTCAAATCCACCGAAAAGCTCTGGCCGAGCAGTTCCTCGCGTTCGGAATGTTCCGCAAGCAATACCCGAACAGTTATCTCTACCTGCACATGGAGCCAAATAAAGCGTTTGGAGGTTTCGACCTGCCTAAGTTGCTCAAGGCTTGCGGACTCGATCAGAGCTGCGTTTTGATGGCAGATAGCGACATCCTAAGAACGGGATACCCGCAGGAGTTCCTCAGTGCCGTCTACACGGCCTCGGACGTGCTTCTAGGGTGTTCCTATGGTGAAGGCTTTGGCGTGCCCGTAGTGGAGGCTCAGGCGTGCGGAACTCGCGTCATCACCTCGGGATTCGCTGCCACGCAAGACCTAGCAGGGCCAGACTCGTGGATTGTAGGCGGGCAACCATTCTGGGACGAGGCGCAGCAAGCGTTCTTCTCTATCCCGTTCGTGCAGTCAATGGTCGAGGCACTCAAGGAAGCGCACGATGCACCGAAGGGCGCATCTCAGGAAGCCATAACATTTGCTAAGCAGTTTGACGTGGACTTCGTTTGGGATAACTATTGGAAGCCTTTTTGGTCGGAGAAGTTTAGTTGATTCCAGTAGTCGGGTTTGCAACCATAACGCGCTTTGATTTAGCTGAGCGACTTATGGGTTCTATAGATTACCCAGTTGATCACTTAGTCATTGTCAATAATTCTGGCACACAAACTTGGCAGCCTGAAAAACCAAAGCTAGTAAACCATCTCTGGCATCTTGAGGTTCCATTTGGACTTGGCTTAGTTGGAGCATGGAATTTGGTTATCAAGTCCACGCCCTACGCGCCTTATTGGGTTTTGGTAAATGATGATGCTTGGTTTGCAAGCGGAGCACTAGAAACCATTGAGCGCGAAGTTGATACTGAGGCATTGAATTTCGTACACATTGAACAAACACCCTGGGCAGCACCTATCTTTGGAGAAGGTTGCGTACGTCGCGCTGGTCTTTATGATGAAGCGTTTTATCCGATTTATTTTGATGACAACGATTACGAACGCCGTATCACGAATGCTGGAGTGGAAATCAAACAACTAAGCGCCAGGATTCATCATGAACCAATGACTACCCGTCAAAATTTCCTACAACAAA